AATGCTGTAACCGTCTTTTCCGCCCTGACTTACTGTTGAAAAATAAACACCCGATTTAATGTCGTCCCCGGATTGAAGTTTCACAAACTTTGCCCGGCGTTCCTCAATAAACTCGCGCTCTTGCTCCAAAGTTGCTTTTGAAAACCCGGGTTGCTGTAACCATTCTTCAAACCGTTTTATGTTGTCAATTTGTGATAATTTCCCGGTCGGGCTTACGAGTAAGGGCATATGACAATAATAGTACAACATTTACAACAAAACAACCATAACAAAAACCCCCTTTTAACGGGGGGCTTCTGTTTGAGCGAGCAATCACTCAACACCTTTAGGTGCTTTCAACTTCCAATACGCGTCGTACGTCTAAAACGTTTATACCGTACAGCAAGTCAATAGTAAGTTGGTGAGCGCCTAGGTCGGCGTTATACCAAAATAGTGTTCTTACACTTAAACCAATACTTGGGTCGTTGATAACTGCAAAGTTACCACCAAATCCATTTGGTCTTGGCAATGGCCGGGAGGCCAAAATCAAACCACCTCTGGTATAAGCGAGGTTATGATAAGCAACCGGCGAGCCGGAGGTTTCAATCATTTGGCTCTCCCAAATATCAAAACCATATGTCCTTATCATTTGACCATCAGCAACGGTGTTATTCTTGCCGCGCCATGACTGGTCGGTGTATTTTTGTACACCTAGCAAATCATTAAACACGGTCGCGTCAACGTATAGGTGCTTCTGCTCTATTTTGGGTACCTTTTGGTCGGTAAAAAATTTGCGAATACTAAGCAATGAAGTGTCAATAGTATCACTACTTGAATTATCCCAACTTACCGTGTTGGTAATACTTGGGTGCAATTCGGCCAATGAGCTTTCAACCGCTTCGGCAAGCGCAATTGCGCCGTCCTCTGCATACCTCGACTGTGTGTCTTGGTTTTCTAGTACCTTGGTTACATCATCAATGGTGAAAGTAACCTCTTTGTGCTTATTAAGCGTAACCGATACGTTAGTACCAGTTGGGTTTTGCTTGGTGAAATTTTCACCTGCCGTCTTATCGTTGGCTCTTACTGCACCAGTTTTAGTTACCTGAATTGTAGCTCCCATACTTGCGGTTGCCCAATCACTGTCTTTACTAACGGTCCGGGCCAAATTCAAATAAGCCGGGAAACGTTGTAAGCATTTCTGCGCAATAATTGTGGGTATAAATACCGCATTAGTTGTGTTATTTAATACATTTTCTGTCATTTATTTTTTCACCGCCTTCCTCAATTTAATTACTAACAACCTTTTTACAGGTTTCAAATAAGTAAGTGAGCTTAAACGGGATATTTGTTGCTAGTCTGAAATTACGGGGTTATGTCGTCCTCAATTTTACCGGTTGCGTATGCTGTTGCTATGTCTGCCTCGTGTTCTTTGAAAAACGCGGGGTCTTGCAGTTGTGATAACTTAAACGTTTTTGGTGCGTTGTCGTTATCCGCTCCCGGGTTAGTTGGCGACCCAATGGTTACATTGGCCCTACCTTTCAAATATGGTTTCGCTGTGACAAGTGTTGTCACGGCTTCAATTGCGCCGGTTATTATACCGTTATCGTCAAGCACTATATTTGAGCGGTCCACTAATTTCAAAACTGCCTCAATGTCCACGACGCCAATTTTGGTTGCCTCGGTGATTATGCGGTTATCTTGAAGTGATTGAGTAAGTTTGCCTTGGGCTTCGTTTCTCTCTGTTTCCCGCTTTGTTGCAAGTTCCTCAAACTTCTTATTTTCCGCCAATGCTTTTTCCTCGGCTTCCGTCCTTTCCTTTTTCAAGGTCGCGGCCTCTTTGGCGCGGTCGTTTAGGCTCTTGAAACGCGGGTGTTGCCATAGCCTCGGGTCGTCAAAAACGCTTTCATCAAACGCTTTTTCGCCGTCTTTCGGCTTTCCTTTGTCCGTACTTTCGGCACTACTCGTTTTATTTGGGTCGGTCCCGGTGCCGGGTTCCTGATTGTCAATTTTTGTTGGGTCTGCCCCAACGTTTGGTTTGTCGGTCATGTTTGATTGTTCGTTTTTTCAGTTGGTAAGTCCAACCTCAAACTAATACCTAAATGATAAACCAACTGTAATGCCATTGTCAAGCGCTATGGTTTTGCGCTGTTTTCTCACTTATAACCACAGTTTTCTCGTCCGGGTTATATGCTTTGGTTATTTTCGCTAGTTTCGGTATAAGCACGTTTATTGCGTGACGACAATTGGGGTGAAATAAACCCTCGCTTTCAGCTTGGGCAACTGTTGGGTATCCGGGTGTCACTCCCCGGGCGCTCAAAATCTTACCCTGCCAAGGTGCGCACAAATCACAACTTCCCGGGTGTGAGCTTACCTGCACCAAGTCATAACCGTTTTCAACCATACGATTTATCATTCCCCGGTTTCGTGCCTCAACAACCTTGGTCCTGAAAAGCATGTCAGCGTACCGGTCAAGCGACCACGAACGCCCGGCCTTATCAATTAAGGCGTCCAAACCTTGTTCTCGTAACGTAGCTTTGATAACTTTGCCCACTTCCCGGCGGGCCTTACCACCAATCACCCCCTCGGCAATTTTTTGTGTTAATGTTTCCCGGGAAATTCTACCAAGTAACAATTGAGCGCTCCGGGCAACACCGGTCATACTTTCGCCAAACGCTCGGCTTGCGTCGTCAACCAAAGCGGTAATGGCCTCATTGTGGACCCGGTTAAAACCCTTTTTTACTCCAATTTCAACACCAATGTTATCTAATTGCTCAATAGCCTCATTGGCACCAACCTTGTAATAATCTGTAAGTTCGGTTTCCAAAAATTCCTGTACGTTAGTACCAAGACCCGCTAACGTTTCCTCAATTTGGTACAAAATCGCTTTACGGTTCGCCACTCCCCAATCAGTTGCCGTTTCAATTTCTTTGACAATTTGCGCGTAAGCCGTCTTAAACGTTTTTGTGAGTTTTTTAACGTTTTTTTCGTTGACCTCCACGTGTAATGGGTACATGTATTCATTTTACCTTATTTGCTGGGTTTACTGGCGCCCCCTTGGGTGGCAATCCCGTTTTTGGGTCAACTAATTTCTCATTTATTCCGAGTTTCATTGCCGGCACCTCAACTTTTGGTTTTTCTTTTTCAATCTCGGCCAGTTTTTCGTCAGCATTTTTTTCGTCAATTGCGTCCAGTGTCATTATTGCCCCCCGCTTGCTTTCAATTCCAGCGTCAATTGCGTTAATCATATCCTCCTGTATTTCGTGATTATCAATTGGCAAACCGTCGTTCCACTCAATCTCCGGCCTTACCGGCTCACCCTTGAGGGCCAGACCGTCAACAGTAAGGTTGTTTGCCTTGGCAAATACTTGGGCCTTGTAAACAATCTCTTTTAACGCTTGGTCGTAATATAAGCGCTTACGGGCCGCCTTTGCTAACGTTCGCATAAGTTTATATTTGAGCGCCCGGCCACTTTCCGTTTTACCCTCACCAAGTCCCAACAAATCCGGTGAAATCTCGGCGGTAAGGTATAAAAAATCAATTAGTTTTTCAATTTCCTTAAACGCACTTTCTAATGAGGCGTCCCAAACAATGTACTCGGGCTTGCCACTCTCGTTATTCTCAACCTCAACCACCCCAAGGGCTTTTTTCTTAACATTGCCCTTTTCGTCCAATACGCCGGGTGGGACCATCAAAATTGGGTCACCGTGCTTGTCCAAAATATTATCAACCTTGGTCATACGGTTATTGAGCGCATAAAATAGATAATCCAAATCGTTGTAATCGCTTAATCCAAAAAATCTGTCGCCGGTTTTCCAGTTGGCAACGTGGGTAACTAACATTTCGTTAATATTTGTTTGTACTTCCTCGGCCAAATCAAGTCCGGCAAAACTCAAGCTAACTTCGTTCATTATCTTATCGGCTTTCATCTCAAATAGCTTGTTCTCAACCTTCCCGGGTGTGTGTATTTCCTTACGCAAGTATAGTTTGTCAGTAATTTGAAATCTCCACTTTAACTCAACCGTCATCGGTTCGGCCCGGACGTTAAAACCGTCTATCGCCGGGAAATAAATCTTGGGGGTCAAATCTTCTACAATTACCGTGCTTTCACCGTTTTCGTCCGCTTCGTTACGTTTTCCGGCCCTCATCTTAAACACCGCGTCACCGTTGTATGAGTTACCAAGCGCGCTTTCATAACATTGCACGTCCATCTTGTTTGCTCTCCAAAACGCGTCAACCCATGCTTGGTCACCGTTAGGGACCGTAACAGTTGGCGGCTCTGAAAACAGCATATCGGCCATAATCTTTGAAAGTAACCCGGCAAAGTTCACAACCACCCAACGCAATTTTGCATATGACCGATTGTATTTTTCGTCATCAATTTTTACCCTAAACGCCTCAAAATGTTTACCCAAAAACAAACGATTGTAATACTCGTAATCGTCCAAACGGGCTTTTTCTTTCAAGTTGGGGAAAACACCAATGGGGGCCGGGGTCTTATCAATCACGTTTTTATCTTGCGCATTTTGAGCCGCTTGTAGGGCAACAACAACGCTTGGTGATTGTGGGTAATTATCGGTTGCCATAATCAAATTAAGTATAACATTTTGTAACTAATGTCGTGTGCTTTTATTTTACGCTATAAACTAAAATAATTAAAATGGTTTGGTTTCAAACACTCTTGCTTTTGGTCGGTCAAACTTGCGCATTTGCAAAGCAATCATGCCACCAAATAACGCGTCGTCATGCTTACCGTCGGCGTGTTCACGTTTGCCGTTTTCTTTCTTAACAAATGTTTTCATCTCCCCCAATGTTCGTTTTGACTTGATAGTTAAATGCCCCTCATCAAAAAATATGTTGAAATCGTCAATCATAACGTCCCGGGTTTTAACGTTGGTGGACCACCCAAGTTTTTTGGTTTTCTTAAATGTTTTTTCGTCAATCCGGGTCGTAAAATAATAATTGTCATAACACTTACTCAAAAATAGGATTGTGGATAACATGTTATTTTCAACACCAACATATGCCTTATTGTAATACTCCCCTATCTCAGCGGTAACTTGGGCCAATTCGTCCGGGCGCAACTTACCGTAGTATTGCGCCACTTGGGTTAGGCTGTCCCGGTCCCACACATCAACACAACCAAAGTCTGCCCCGGCACCATCGCTTGGGTCAACACCAATTACGTATTTGACCCCCGGTTTCGGTAACTCCCAAATATCAACTCCCAACTGTTGTAACTTTTGGACCGCTTCACCGTCTTGAGGGCCTAGTGGCTCAACCGGGGTTATGTCTGCCAACCGTTCCGGGTCAAACACATGGCCAGCACCACTTTGAAATGCCTCTAACATTGAGCTTGGGTATTCCTGCTTGAATAACTGGTCCCCGGTAAGACCAAGACCGCTTGCGTTACGCTTTAACTCGTCCATTTTCCAACGTCGCCATAATAGTTGCCCATCACTTAAATTGTATTTTTCCTGCAATGCAATTTCACTTTGTTTTTTGTCGCCCTTATCAATGGTCCCGGGCAACATGTACTCCGGGTTTTCAAACCACGGGTAAAAATAACTTTTGTAATCAAGTGGGCCAAACGTTGTCTTGTTTGCCGCCTCCATAAACTCGTCGTAAAACTCGTTAAATCCATTTGCCGTCGTTTCCTCTGAAATTGACCCACTCATTGGCACCGCTTGTTTTGACCCGGCGGTAAGCTCTTGGCGGTTTTTGATATATGCGCTTTCGGTGATGTGTAAACGCCGGACAGTACCGGACCGCAATTTGAGCGCCACGTAAATCATGCTATCCAATAGGGCGTCGTCGTACCGGGTAACAAATCGCAACATACGCACCGTATCTGTTTTCGTGGTTGGTTTCAATTCGGCGGGTATATTATCGTAAGCACGTTTTACAATTTGAAAAATCATGTCCACGGCCTCCCGTTCGTGTCCTAAAATAGCACATGACGACCCCGGGACCCATAACGCCTCATCAAGTAAATCAATACAATATAATGTCGTAAAACCAAACTGCCGGGCCTTAACAATCCTGAAATATCGGTGCGCACCTCTCTCGGCTTGGTGTTTAAGTTGGGGGTAATTCGGCTTAAATGTTACAATCCGGCCCTGTTTATCCTTTATCTTGTACAGGTGGGTCATTCTCCACCATTTGTTTGCGAGCCTCTTGTCCAACATCGTCATAATCTGTTTCTATATTGTCTAATATTTTACCAATTTTACTCTCGTCAACTTGGGCAGTTTCGGTACGAGTAACAAAAAACGGTTGAGCGGTACGGTGTTTCTCTGCCATAAACTTGAGCAAGTCCAAATCCTCTTTTGTGAGAGGTACGCCTTTTTTAATTTTATCCTCTATCGTGCAACAAAGTGTGGTGAGGGCGTCGTTTACCATTTCACCCGGACGCGCCCGGTATCGGTCAATTTTTGCAGAAAACCAATTATTTGCGCCGTATTTGTCGCAAATCACCCGGTAATGGCTTTGTATCCCGGCACGTTCGCAAGCATAATATAACGAGTTGCCCTTTTCCAAATATGGTCGCAGTTCACTCAACCAAGCAACGTATTGCTCATTTGTAAACTCTGGTCGTCCCGGTCCATCTTGTTTTTGTGTTTTTAACGGTTCGTCTGCCATGTTATTTTTTTTCTATTAACTTAAATTTCATAAAAGCCACCGGGCGTTTCTTACCGTTTATTTCCTTTTCCTTGCTCCCGGTTTCAACCACCTCGTATTCGTCCAAATCAACAACAAATGTTTTCAACCCCTTGGCACTCACCTCAATCGGTATGCTTATTTTTGTTGTATCGCTCATATTACAATAACATTGTATCAAATAATTTTTATCTCCGGCAATGGGAATATCAAATGTCCGCCTTTCCTCAAAAACCTTAATTCACGTTCTATAAACTCTGTTTTGAAAAACCAAGGTAATACCAAAAAATAATCCGCTTTCCTGCGCGCCTCTGCCTCTGACACTATTGGGATTTTTGTACCAGCCGTGTATTTACCATATTTGACCGGGTTGCGCTCGGCGGCCCCGGCAATCAATTTATGGTCAAGACCGCACACTTGTAACAAAGAATTGCCCCGGGTGCTTGCGCCATATACGTACACCGTTTGCTCGCGTTCAATAACGATGTCCTCAATTAACGTCCGCAGTTCCTTGGCTGAGCTTTTAACCTTATCCGCAAACCCCATGTACGGTGCCATCGTACCAAGGCCCATTTCGCGCTCCCGTTTGGTCATATAGTAAACCGTCGGTTTTATCTTGTTATCCCTGTTTATTTTCTTTGCATAAACCCTGAAACTCCCACCGTTTATTTCCCTTTCCCCAACGTCCACAATCTCAAATCCGTTTCTATCCAGTAACGGGACCATCGCCATCAAACTAAAATACTCCAAATGCTCATGTAAAACGTTATCGTACGCCACATTTTCAAGCATGCCCACCAAATAGTTTTGTTGAATTATCAACACTCCATCGTCGTCAATCACTTCGTAAATGTCCTGTAAAAACCCGTTGGGGTCGTCGAGGTCATAAAACATAGCAATTGCCGTGACAACGCTTGCCTTTCGGTCGCCAAACGCCTTTATAAATTCCCCAGCGTTGAAAAAATCATCGAACAGCCTATGTATTGCACCCCCCCGGGAAACATTACGTTTACATATCTTGGCAATTTCGTTTTCACCTAAACTTGGGTCAAATCCAACCCGGGTGACACACTTTGGGTAATTTGAAAGTAACGTACCGTCGTTACACCCAATATCAATTACAATGTTACCGGGTGCTGTCTTGGTATGTTTAACTATGTCTGCCAACTCCCCTTTCATGGTGTCATTTATCCCAGACCGGTAACCGTAATTTTCGTTAAATAGCAACTTGGGATTTGTCGTGTGTTTTAGCTGTAACAATTTACACTTTTCGCACAATACTAGGTCAAGGGGTATTTTATTGCCATCGGTCGGCTTATCAGTAAATCCAACGGACGTTTGGTTTCCTAATGAGATAATATCTCTTAATTTTCCTCCACATGCGCGGCACAAGGTAATTTGTTTGTATTTCATGTAAATTTTGCTAAATCAGCGTCCACCATTATACCAACCAACTCGCTAAATTTAACGCTTGGCTCCCACCCTAACACCTTTTTGGCCTTGGTAGCGTCACCCATGAGGGGGCCGGTTTCCAATGGCCTTACAATCTCCGGGTTAACAATAACGTGGTCCCGGTAATCCAAGCCAACACGGGCAAACGCCACTTCACACAATTCCTTGAATGTGTGGGTTTCCCCGGTCGCAATAACAAAGTCGTCGGGTTTATCCTGTTGTAACATTTTCCACATGGCGTTTACATAATACGGGGAATATCCCCAATCCCGTTGAGCGTCCAAATTTCCCATTTCCAATTTCCACTCGGAGTTAATTATTGGTGCGCCAATCTCATTGAGCGGTGCGTTTTTAACCCTGTTTTTAATACAGGCAACGCCAACGGTAACTTTCCGGGTAACATACTGCATACCCCGGCGTGGGCTTTCGTGGTTAAACAAAATACCGCAACTAATAAACATTTCGTCCCGGCCATCACGTAATATTCGCGCTTGGTCGTGAGCAAACAGTTTTGCCACACCATAAGGGTTGTTTGGCTTAAAAATCGTGCTTTCTCTTTGTGGGACCTCTGGTGGCGCTCCAAACATTTCGCTTGTTGAGGCTTGGTAAATCTTTACGGGGTTACCCCTTTTGTACATACGCTTTGCCGCCTCAAATACCCTTAACGGACCAAGGGCATTTATGTCACTTGTGTAAACCGGGCGCTTAAAACTATCAAACGGCGCCGCTTCGGCTCCAAGGTTGTAAATTTCGTGTGGGTCAAAGTCGTATAACGCCGCCTCAATGCTTGTGTTGTCTGCCAAATCGCCCCGGTAAATCTTGATTTGTGGGTGACCTGATAAATGAGTAAGGTTGCCCAAACGCCCGGTTGAGTTGGCCCGGAGCAAAACGCCAACTGAATAACCAAGGTCAATTAACCGCTCGGTTAAGTAACTGCCATCTTGCCCGGTGGCTCCGGTTATAAATGCTCTTTTTGCTTGTGACGCCATAGTTAATTAAACATAAAACTAATAAATAATACTAATAATGTGTGGTTAATATTTTGGGACCAGTTTCTTCAATAAGTACCATATGCTCAAAAAATGCACTGTCCTTACCGTCCCCGGTAACGCATGTCCAACCGTCCGGGTCAATCATCATTCCTAAATTGTCCTTACCGTTTGTAATCATTGGCTCAACGCAATAAATCTCGCCAACTTTTAATTTCGCGTATTTGTGGGTTGGCTCTTGGGTATTATAAATGTTTGGCTTCATGTGCATTTCCTTGCCAATTCTGTGTCCGGCAAACCGCCTATTAACCAAAAATCCCCGGCTCATAGTGTGGTACTCAATAATATTTGCAAGGTCTTTGGTATCGGCTCCCGGTACCATATATTCAATTACCTCATAAAGTGTTTGTTTGGCGTAATAAAGTAATCGTTGGCGGCGGCTATCAATCTTACCCACACCCACGGTTAATGCCGCGTCGGCACACACTTTGCCCTTTTTAATACCTAAATCAAAACTTACAATGTCGCCCTCTTGTAATTCATAATCGCCGGGTTTACCGTGAGCAACAATATTATTGTGGTTTATGCAACTCACCCATTCCCAAGCCGTTTTTGCGTTTTCCGGCTTGTATCCTTTGTCAACACTTTTAGCTCCCAATTCCTTAATTCGTTTTTCGGCAAATGCGTCAATTTCAATTGTCTTAACGCCCGGTTTAGCCATTGCGGCCATTTCCTTGAGTATGGTCGAGATTATTTCGTGGGCTTTCATAGTAAATACATTTTCGATAACGCCCGCTTATGTTCCTTTTCGTCACGCTCCGCTTTTATTTTTTCCTTGTTTTTCTGGTGCATATATTTGAGGCTTAAAAATATCTGTTTGCCGTTACCATAATCGGCAATTTTTCCGTTCTTAAACCAGTCAATCGGCTCTGTTTTCCACGTAATCCCGGTGTGCTTTTCCAGTATCTCAATTTTATTGATACCCTCACTCTCAAAACAGGCAAACGCGTCATATTGGAAACCATAACCGCTGTCTTAAAAAATATATTACCAATCTTTGTCCCCATTTTCATCAACTTTTTATACCTTGGGTCAAAGCAGTATGCCTTTGTGTCTTTTATTTGCAGTGACTTCATAAGAATTTAATTATTATCGGGTCAACGACTAACTTTAACTCCTCAAGGCTTTTGACAACCCCGGTTACACCTCCACGGTCTTTCACTTGGCTCAAAAATAACTCTTGGGCTTCACTTGCTTTGTTGTAACCAACCTTACATTCAATTGCGATAAGCCTGCCGTCCGGGCAAACTCCGATAATATCACTTGAGCCACGTAAACCGGAACGCCACATACGAGTTTTGCCTTTATAAGTTGACCGGGTAACCCCAGTGTTATTGCGCCAAGCAAAAAATCCGTTTGAGTTTAGGTAATGTTTGCATATATTTACCAATGCTTGCTCACTCATGGCCGTTTATTTCCTTATTTTTGTTTAATAGATTTGCTCCAAATCGTTTGTACAATCCGTTGTCCTCAAAATAGGTGTGCATTTCCCCGCTCAACGTTACAATCCAATTGTGTGATTTTTCCATAAGTTCCGGAGTGACCCAAATAATACTCATGTCTGATTTTTTAGTGTACTGGTCGTAATGGTGTATTTCAATGCGCTCAACATAATGCTTGCTCAACGTCCCCAACACGGCGTAAATTCCACCTTGCGCGGTCCCGGCGTAACTTTCGCTTGTAGCCTTGCCGGTTTTCCACTCATAAATTACCGGATTATCGTAACAATCAATAATACCCACCAACTCCAACCAATCGTCCAACTGCACCACGGTTTTGCGTTCCGCTACTGGAGCGGTCAATGCCTTGCCACCAAACTCGACCGGCATGGTCTTGGTTTTCTCAACGTGCTTGGCCCACCTTTCGTGGTAATCCCGGCCCGCGGCCATTTGGGGTGTCAAAAACTTCTCTAACTTGAAATATTGTTTAATTGCTTGCTCCCAATTGCCACCGGCCCATTGGGTCAGAACGCTATATGAGGCCCTAAATTTATTTTCTGTCATAGTATTTGCCGTGGTTTAACGGTAATAATTTTTTCCATTCTTTTACAACATGGGTTTCGTTTAATTGTGCCT